CGCCAGTTACCGAACATACGTGATACATGACCCACAGGGGTCTCAAGCGCAGTATAAAATACTGCGCCAGAATTTCGAGCACAAGATGTCGGATTAACAACAATCTGAAACACATTGTCATCTTTAACAGCGGATTGAGTCCATGTCGAAGTATCGAGTAGTGACTCCCTCTGTACAAGATAACTAATAGCCATCTCATCATCTGCATTTAAACCTGAAATACCAGGGTCAATAGTCAGCTCATTTTTAGGATCCAAAGTCAATTTTTCAATTGGAACACCAATTTGAGCTGAAGCAAAAGCGTGATATGGTTGATCTTTAAAAGGTTTAACGTCTTCTATAACTGGAACATTAGTAAAACCGAAAAGACCGGCAATAGCACCAACTGCATCTGCAGCAAATGTTGTGGCTTTAGCAAAAACTCCTATTACAGGAATTTCTTCTATAGCTCTACTAACACTTGCTACAGCTGTAGCTGTGCGCTGTACCGGTCCTTCGCCATACTCATCTCCAGTTTGAACAGTAAGAACAGTTGCACCTGTAAGACAAACATTTTCAGCCCATGCATAGACATTGATGGTAACATCACCTGTCGCAGTTGTGTTAGCAGCTCTGAATTGTGCATATTGGAATAGGGTGATCTCACCCATCTCTTCAAGATCATCATTGGTTAAAGGCAACCAATCTTTATGATAAAAGAAGGGACAAGTGAGTTCTCCACCCTTATTCTTATGCGATTCAATCATGACATTAGGTCTCTGACTTAGCATGAGGCGTTCATTGTAACCCATTGGTGTAGAAGGCCTCAGATCCTGGTTGAATTCCTGAAGTGGTTGATAAGCTGCACAATAATTACCATATATAAATGGTGAACTATTTACAACAAATTTCAACTTCAAATCACAACGGATATAAGCATAGTTATCTAGCTTCTTCTTAATTCTAGTACTACTAAAATAATCTAACCACGGATTAAACATCCGTGAATTAGAAAAAGATTCTCCCTGTGGAATCGTGTAGCTATGAATAAGAGTCGGCCGTGACATGAACTCATTAAGAGCATAAGATTCAGCCAAGCCTGTGTGAATAGGATCCAAAACGGAACTCTCACCAGCTTGATTATCCTCAATACCCTCGGCAAATTCGACAACTTCATGCTCATCATGCGTTGCATCAATACCAGATCCGGAGCTGGTCGCCATCATTTCTTCCGACGACTGAATCTGTAGATCTGTTGAATGATCTAATTGATTCTCAATAAGCTCAATACGAGCTTCCATTTCCTCAAGGAGGATCTGATTGTTTACCAACTGCATTTCTGCAGATAGCATACGTTTCTGAAGACCATTAAGATCTTCATTCAATTTTTGTATTTTAAAATGATTATTTCCAAGTAAAATTAAATTCATGCACAACGCTACTTTACGTAAATACATATATGCGAATTGTTTGGTGACCAACTAACACCATCCTTAAAAAAGGATTCCGGGGAACGCCCAAGTAGGTTAACAATTAGTACTCCACTCTCTCCACTTCCAAGCTTCGCAACGCTATTGGTTGGAACAGTAAATAGTACTAACGAGTCTCTTTTGCTTTGTGTTTCCACGGGTCATGACTTACGACCCACCGGTTTATAGTCTCGGCAGACTTAGCCCAGATTTAAGCTCTGGGAACTGCTGACTGGAATCTGTCATTCAACTCCTCCCACATAGGGAGAGTAGTTTCAGTGACGTAAAACTCCAGTTTGTTCTCTGCAATTATATCTTTAAACATTTGCCGTTTTTCTTCGAAAACCTTATTACCATAGAAGAAGTATTCACAGATGGCACTAGATATAACAGCTACTGCTTGTGCCTCTGGCGACAAAGTTTTACTTTGGACTCCAATAGTTAGACTTTTTAAAATTGAGTCTTCCTCCAATGGAGCCAAATAGGCCTTCACATCCTCATCCCATCTCCAAGTCCTCTTTAAAAAAGAGCAATCTTTGAGATGAATATAAGGAATAGATTCCGTTTCTTTATCAGCCATGGTATAAGTAATACCAGCATCAGCGAGAACCATTTGAATAGTCGTATGATTGAAAAATGAAGCATCTTTCGACACACCCATAATATTGTCATCACCATAAGTCATTAATGCAACATGTTTCTTGAAATCCTTAGCTGAACCGTTTGGGCTCAACTTAGCATAACAATAGCGCATGTATAATGCATTAGCAAGGCCATTGATGATGACTGTTAAAGGATGTCCCGAAGGATTACTTCCATAAAATTCAATCAAATCACCATTCAAATCGACTAACGGGAAAGCTGTATCTTCAGCAATACCTTGCACAACTCTTAGTTCAGCTTCTGAATATCCTGCTTGCTTACACAAGCGTCGAATAATATCGAAAGCAGCCAAGATGATAGTGCTAGGCATCGATTTATCGAAAGCAGCATAATCTCCCGCTACCATGCGATCTTCACCAAATGTAACAAGATAAGAACGGATATTTTCCCATTCACGCGAAGACGCGTTAGTACCGGGGGCACCTTCAAACAGATATCTGTTATTCTGCATCACTCTAATCACTGATAAGAGGTATTTGCGCACAACAAATGACCAATCTGCAGGAGCACCAGTAAACACACGTGTCTTCTTCTTCTCAATTTTGGCAAATTTAGTCGCTTCATCCTTTAAGTGTCCACAGAAGTTAGGCATGTAACGTGTTCCATTTTCATAATTCTCAATGACAATTTGAACACGGTCCATGATTTCTTCTGTGAACTCCACAGGTTCAGAAAGACCATCTAAAGCAGGAATA